GAAGATGAACTTCCTTACACACAAGAAAATGCAGAGCTTTTAATGAAAAATTCGTCAGTATTTGATACCTGGGTTACTGAAACAGTAGGTGACCTTGAAAATTTTACTGGGAACAAATAGAGGCAATCAGGTCTCTATTAGAAAGACACGTAAAGCAATCTGATCAAACAATAGATGTAGATAAATATCTATTGTTGTGTGAACAAATAGGGGAAGAACCCGATCCTACCAAAATGCCGCTCGAGCTTTCGGAATTTCCCGAAGAAGTTCAAGTGGCATTTTTTATGTTTAGCCTATTACCAGATCATTATGAAGGTATGAGTGGCGTATACATGGGAAAATACTGGGACGGCATAGAGTACTTTTTTAGTTTATATGGCATAGTAGACCCAAAAACTGTTTTTTATATTATGAAAATGTACGAAAGTATTATAGTAGCTCATAGAGCGGATAAAGCAGAACAACAACGAAAAGTAGAAGAGCGTAAAGCTAAAAGCGGCGGCAAATCATACGCCCATAAAGTGACCGGCTAATGGCAAAGAAAATTCAAATAGATATTGAAGTCAATGGCAAAATGCAAAAAGCCACTGTCAGCACAAAAAAGCTGAAAGATGCTTTGGACGGCGTGGATACTGCAAATAAAAAGACTTCAAAGTCAACGGGACGGCTTGACAGAAACCTAAAAGGCACTGCGGATGTTTCTGCGAATGCCACTAAAAACTTTTCAAAAATGTCACAAGGCATGGGAGGCTTAGTAGGAATATATGCTACTATTGCCGCTCAAGTTTTTGCAGTATCTGCTGCTTTTCAATTGTTTAAATCCGCAACTGATTTTAGAAATCTTATTGCGGGACAAGAAGCTCTAGGCGCATCTTCAGGTATTGCGTACAAAACAATTACTCAAGGTATTCAAAATGCTACGGATGCTCAGCTTGGTTATGCAGAAGCTGCAAGAGCGGCTGCAATTGGTACTTCTGCAGGGTTGTCTCCCTCTCAACTTACCGAACTTGGTCGAGCAGCAAAAAATGCCTCAGTAGCACTAGGCCGGGACTTAGGCGACTCTTTTGATAGACTCGTACGAGGTGTTGTAAAAGCAGAGCCTGAAGTTCTTGATGAATTAGGTATTATACTACGTCTTGCTCCTGCAACAGAAAAGTACGCCTTATCAATAAAAAAATCAGCTCAAGAACTTACAGCATTTGAAAGAAGTCAGGCAGTAGCAAATGAAGTCCTTGAACAAGCCGAAGATAAGTTTGGTTTAATAGAAGCACAATTAGACCCTACCGTTGCGTCTCTTAATCAATTTTTAAAGGCTTTTGATGATGTTAAAAAGTCAATCTTTGAAGCAATTGCAGGCCCTATTGCAACTTTTGCAAAATTTTTAAGTGAAAATATTACTGCTCTTATAGGAGTATTATCTCTTTTTGGTCTTTCTGTACTTAAGCAAATAATTCCTAACCTTACAGCTTGGAGAGAGTCTTCTAGAAAAACAATAGATTTACAAAAAACAAAACTAGCAGAGCTACGAACAGAGCTAGACGCGACTAAACTAAAGTATCAAGAAATTAATGCTAGTCAAGCAAATTTTGCGCAAGCAAACACCCTACTTGGCGGTAAAAAAGCCCCTACGACAGGAGCACTAGGGTTTATTGCAGGAGGAACGGATAGTAAACAGGCAAGAGGGGCAGCTCTAAGAGCGTTCAAACACTATAAAGACCAAACTTTAGCACTAGAAAAAGGAAGTATTAAGCTAAGAACAGGAGTATTAAAAAAGTTTAATGCTGATCAAATACTTATGCTCGAACAAGTGTACGCTGCTCGAGTAGCAATAAATGCAAAAACAAATGCTGATTTTAAATCTTCTATAGAAGGTCAAAAACTAATGATGCGCCAACTTGGACTAGAAGCAGAGATAGTAGGTGCACAGGCTATAGGAATTACCGGAAAACTCGCTTCAGTAGGAGCAAAACTATTATCTGCATTAGGGTGGGTAGGGCTAGCTGTTTCATTGTTCCAAATTTTGGTAGGAGTAGGCTCTTCTATTGTAAAAATATTTTCTGACATTGATGAAAGACAAGAGGCCGCAAATAAAAAAGTACAAGAATCAATAGACAAGTACAAAACTTTAAATGAAGAACTACTTCGAACTCAGTCTTTTTTAGATGAAAATTTTGTAGCAGGAATGACATCAGCAGTTGCTGAGGCGGGTAGCGTACAAAGTTTGGATATAAAAACTTTAATAAAAGATATTAACCTTTTAAATAATAAAAGAGTAAAAGCTTCAGACGGGTTTGACGAGTTAAAAAATAAAATGCTAGCCACTGCAAAAACTGCGGCTCTTTTGTCCCCGGAGTTCAAAAAACTAGTAGATGCAATTGAAAACGGAACAGTTATAAGTGAAGCTAACGCAGAGGCACTAGAAAAAGTTGCAAGACAGGCGGGGACTGTAAAAACTGCTTTTGCGCAAGCTGCTGCTGTCACAGGCCAAACTAACTCCGCGATAGAAAAGCTAATAAGTACTGCAAGTAAGCCTTTTGGTACGGATGTTTTAAGTGCTATTAATTCAGAAATGGATAATACTCGAATACGAGTAGCGTCGTTACTTCCAGAGTTGACCGAGTTAAGAGATAATCAAGTAACGCTTAGAGAAGTTGGACCTGCAAACGTTAAAGTTTTTGATGATCCTCAAGCTCCGGAAGGAATTTTACCTTATAAAGGAAATGAAGAAAGATTCGCGGAGTTACAAGAAGCGAGTCAATCAGCTTTAAATAAAACTGAGAAAGAATTTGATGCACTAATAGCAAGAAGTCAAGAAATATTTCGTCTTCAAACTGCCCTAACCACCGCCATTGATAGCAGTACTGCTGCGACAAAAGAACAAAATACTACTTTAGTAGAGGCTGCAACGCTTAGAACAAATGGATTAACTTTAGAAGGTAAGTTAGCTAACATACAAGCAGCAGGGATGGAGAGAAGTGTAAATACTGTAGGATTAGAAAATAAAAAACGAGTACAGCTTGCTTTACAACAAGCACTTTTGAATGAAGTCAACAACGATGAAGAAAAACTAAGTTCTACACAGAAGCTACAATTAGCGCAGGCTAGATTAGCTATTGCCGAATCGCAAAGAGAAATAGACCTCTTAGAAATTAAAAATGATCTCGCAGACGCCCTTGTAGAGTTGGAAACTAAGAGAGCAAAACTTCAAGATAAAATAACAGACAGCCAACAAAAGTCCTCGGTTATTCAGGCAACGCAAAAAATAGAGCAAGAACTACAAAGAGAATTTAATCTTAGAACTAAAATTGCAGCGCTTAAATTAGAGGAAGCAAAAAAAGATGCGCAGTTTACCGTCAATGAGGCAGCTTTAGAGAATCCTTTTTTAAACAAAGAAAGAGAAATGGCTAAAGCTACTCTTGCTTTAGAAAAAGCAACCTATACTGAAAGATTTTTAAGAGCTGAAACGGAGTATGCAAACAGACTTACTGCAATAAACTTAGAGTATCAGCTTTTAGAAGCACAAAAAGAAGCAAATGCATTAAAAATGGAGTCAATTGCTATAGAGGCTAAATCCCGTGGCAAAGACGATATAGCAAAAGACGCAACAGCTGCTGCTGCTAGCTTTAGAAGTATAAACTATGAGGGAGCAAAAAAGGCCGCTGAGGACCTGGCCTTGGCAACTAAAAATGTTACACAAGCAGGCCTGAAGAGACTATTAAGAGACGCTGAAAGGCTAGTAATAGAACTTCAGCCCATTTCCATTATACTCAACGATGCGGCTAAAAGTTTTTCAACGGCTTTAACTGATAGTTTTACTACAATTTTTGATTCTTTGACTGATAAAACAATGGATTTAAAGGAGGCTCTTAAGTCGATTGGTAGAAGTTTTGTATCAAGCCTCCAAAAAAGTCTCGTAGAAAATATGCTAGTTGGTCCTCTTACTGAAAAAATTGGCACACTCTTTTCAAAGTTTAAACTAAAAGAGAAAGCCGCAGGATTGTTTGGTATAAAAACTAAGGCAGAAGGAGAAGGTACCGGAGCGCCCACAAGCATTGGAGGGGGACTAGACGGTAAAGGTTTAGGGACTACTACCCCTTTGCTTGTGCGCCTAGAGTCCGGAGCATCTACGCTACCGGGTGGAACCGCACAAGGGACAGGAGGCGATAATGCATCAGCAGCTGCAGGAGGAGGTAGTCCTCCAGAAACAAAAGCAGTAAAAGAGCAAACAGAAGCAACTAAGCAAAATACTATGGCTACTACTCAAGCCGGGCTACAAACAGCAACTATGGCTTTGGGAGCAATAGCAACAGTTGCAGCACTGACAGGAAACGAAAAAGCCGCTAAAAAATTAGCAATGGTAATGGCACTTTTACAAGTAGCAGTTGCAGCACTTGAAGTAGCAATGTATATACAAACAGCGGGCAGCTTTTTTGGATTCCGTAGAGGAGGTGTTGCAAGTCCTAATATGTATTCAACGGGAGGAATCGCAAAAGGATCACATGCTGGGTACCCCGCTCTTTTACACGGAACCGAAGCTGTTGTTCCACTTCCAAACGGTAAGTCTATTCCTGTAGAGATGGGCGGGGCCGCAGGCATGCAACAAAATAACGTAAATGTAAATGTTGTTGTAAATCGTGATGGAACTGCAGAAACAAATTCTGAAGAAGATTCAAGAGAAGCAGCAAGGCTTGGAAAAAACATTGCAAGAGCGGTGCAGACAGAAATTCAAAATCAAAAGAGAGCTGGCGGAATGCTTAGTCCTTATGGGGCCTTATAATGAGTACTTTTTCTTTAACTATCATACGTGAGGAAGTTTCTGGAGATACTTCTTTATTAACAAACATTACAAATAGTAGTGTTATATTAAAGGTTTTTGGAGAGTACTCTACTGATAGTACTACAAAAGAGTTTGTTTTTGATAGAAACATAGCAAGACAGACAAAAGTCAGAGTACTGACAGCAACTTTTGGAGATGGGTATGAACAAAGAGTTCGAAACGGTATTAATCCTAAAGAAGAAACTTTTTCAGTTTCTTTTAACAATAGAAATAGTAGCGAAATAACAGTTCTTGCTGCTTTTTTTGATAACAAAAGCGGTGCAAACTTTGATATTGTAATCAATGGAGCCACTATAAAAGTAACCGCAGAAGAGTATAATGTTACCTACGGACAAGAGTCTATCAACTCACTTTCAATACAACTTAGACGAGTTTACGAGCCTTAAAAATGACAGATATAATTGATACAGTTCAACTACAATCAATAGACGACAGTTTAATAGAGCTATTTGAAATAACTCTTCAAGGCTCTACGGATGTTGATGTTAGACTTGTTAGTGGGTTAGCAGAAGGCACAAGTAATATTTATTTTCCGACTGCAAACGGACAGTCTTTAAATGAGTATATAGCTCTTCCCTCTTCTATAGGAAATATAGAAATTGATTCTTCCGGTGCTGCAAACAGGCCAATTTTTGAAATAGCAAACTTAATAAGCCTAGGTAGATCTATTGAAAATGACTCAGACGGTTCAGGAGATGAACAAACCTGGCAAGAAGTATTAGAAAGTAAAAATATCGCAAAGCCAGAAGATATTTTAGGAGCAAGACTCCAATACAGAAGAACTTTATTTAAAAATACCTATAGAGCTAGTGATGTTTCAGGATGGAGTACCACGCTTCCTATTGAATTCCCTAAATCTTCTTATATTATGGAAAGAGTAAAAGCAGAGAATGGTTTAATGGTTTCGTATGAGCTTGTATCACCCTTTGACTTAGAGAGAATAAAACTGCCGAACAGAACAATTGTAGGAAAATACTGCCCTTGGAAATACCAAGGAATAGCTATTAATCAAGATGAAAGATCTGGGTGTCCTTACCCTAAAGATAATAGTGGTCAGCCTAAGTTCTTTAACATAGACGATGAAGAAATTACAGGTATTACTTCTGGGTATACAGCACAGACTTCATATAGTTCGGGAACAAAAGTAAAATACCCTACTTCAGGTTTTGTAAAAATTTGGGAAGTAATAGCAAATCCTTCGGGAGTAAATGCGCCTCCGGTTGAGGGCAGTAGATACTGGAAAAGAATAGATGTGTGCGGTAAAACATTAAACTCTTGTAAGGTTAGATTTCAAGGAATTGATAGTAACGGGGCTCCTCTAAACCGACTAATTCCTTTACCCTTTGGAGGGTTCCCCGGAACTAGAAAATTTAAGTGATTTATGAAATAGAAGAGCACTTTAGAAAAGAATACCCTAGAGAAGGTTGTGGAGTGATAGCAGTTGTAAAAGGAGAAAAAACTTGGTTTCCTTGTACAAATATTGCAGAAAATGATAAAGACTTTATCATTTCACATAAAGAATATTTACAGATAAAAAGAAAGTACGATATACTGGCTATAGTTCATAGCCATATAGACCAAAGCAACGAGCCTTCTACTCAAGACGTAAATAGTTGTAATGCATTAGGAATACCTTACCATATTTACTCTTATCCAGAAATGGAATTAAATATTGTACAGCCAGAAAAAAACTTTTATCCTCTTATTGGGAGAGAATATGTTTTTGGAGTAAAAGATTGTTTCGAAGCAGTAAGAGACTGGCTTGCACAAGAAAATATTTATATACCTTCTCGAGAGCCTTTTGAAGAAGGATTTTACGAAAAACACTTAAATTACTTTACAGAAGATTACATACTTAACTGGAACCATAAAAAAGTTGAAGGATCCCCAAAGAAAAATGATGTTTTAATTTTTCAAATAAATTCAGAATTAGCAAATCATTGTGGAGTTTATATAGGGGATGAGGTATTTTATCATCACGCAACAAATAGGCTATCGTGCCGAGAAAACTTATATCCTTTTTGGATAAAATATTTAATAGGAATCTATAGATATGAAACGTAAAATATACTTAGATGGCGAACTCGGGGAAAAATTTGGAAAAGTACTCACATTAGATGTTAATACTTTTGTAGAAGTTTTTCGAGCTATAGAATGTCAACGCCCCGAAATGCGTCAATACCTAGTAGACTGCCATGAAAAAGATATAGGCTTTATAATGCACGTAGAAGATACGCCTATTACAACTGAAGAAGAAATTTTAATAAACTTTAACGAAGGAGATATGTATATTTCCCCCGCGCCTCAAGGTTCGGGCGGTAAGGTAAAATCATTTGTTCAAGTAGTAATAGGAGCAGTTTTTGTGATTGCCGGATTATTTGTGGCAGCAGTTAGTCCCGTATTCGGGGCTGTTATGTTTACATTTGGTATGGGTCTTATGAGTGTGGGGCTGGCAGGTCTTTTAGCTCCAGACCCTTCGACAGATAGTGATGATGCTAGGCAAGATACTAGTTACTTATTTCAAGGCTCTGGGCAATCTATACTACAAGGAGACCCCGTGCCTTTACTTTATGGCAGACTAAGAATACCGGGCAGACTAATAGACTTTGATATAAGAAACACGAACTCTTACTATTCAGAATCTGGGTTTGGAGGAAGTGGTACGGGAAATAACATTGATACTCCTGATCCTCAAAACGATCCTCCAGGAGGGCCTGCTCAGACTCCTACTTACCCTTTACCTACCCAACCAGACATGCCTAAGATTCCTGGGCAAACTGAAAGAATTAATTTTGGCACTTCTACTATTCCTAATATAGTTTTCAACCCAACTGTCCAAGTGTACTAATTAGAGAGACTTAAAATGCAAGACATTCCATTTAATGAAAACTTTTTAAATTTTGGAGGCATGAACAACGTTGGCGGAAGCAACGGATACTCCACAACTCAAAGAATTCAAATTGTTGAAGCCCTCTGTGAGGGCCCTGTATGGGGCCTAACAGAAGGTAGCGCATCTGTATACTTTAATAATAGCAGAGCAATTGAGCCTGAAGACGCAACTATTTTCTCTCCTCGAGACATTAGTGATAGTAATGATTTAGACGCTTTTGGCTTTGAAGGCTCTATTACCTTCGGTGGAAGTACAAATACTGGTAGCCTTAGCCCAAATGCTCCAGAAAATGCTATTGGTACGTATGATGAAGAAAGTGGCTGCCTTATTTCTGTTGTATATGCTCGTGTAAATAATGCTACTATTTCGAATATTACTTATAGGGCTCCTTCAGGAGGTGCTCAAATAGGCTCTTGGACAGCAACATTAAGCTCTAGTGCATTTGACGGAAGTTTTGATACTAAAGGATTTACTGTTTCACAGGCTCGCTCAACTTACATGAGTGATAGCGCAGGTAACTTTGTTTTAGCAACTATTGTTGATAATGGCAATGGAACTGCAAGTATGGTTTACTTCAGCTCAATAGCCCCAGGATTTACGAACTCGCAGAGTGTAGATCTTACTTTTTCCGCTACAGTTGGAGTCGCAGAAATAACTGAAACTTCTGTCGAGCTGTTATCTGACGATACTCCAGACTCAGGAACTTATAACTATAGTATTACAAAATATAAAGATTATTATAACGACGGGGGTATAGCGCCCGGACTTGATATTGCTAAAACAGAGAACTTAAACGTTCAATTTGTGAATGGTTCTGCAATTCAAAATGTAATTCGCACTTGGGGTGGAGCGGGTGGAGGCATAAATATACCTGTTAGCAGTATACCTTCTCAATCTACTCTTGCCCAGCTTAAGGCTTCTGTTGCTCAAACCGAAGGCCTGTCTCTTTACTCTACTGGAGGGTACCAAGAAACTAGAACAAATGAAGAAGACGGAGCGGCTAGTCCTGTACTAATTACTACAGATTTATTTCCCTCGCTTCAACGAGAATTAATTAGAACTCAAGCAGATGTATTAAGTTTTGAAATAAAGTATGGAAGACTACAATCTCAAGACACAGAAGAAGGCGGAGAAAACGACAATACTGCAATTTATTCAGTAGACATCGCATTTCAAGATGCTCCGGGAGACGCTTTTGGTTCTTACTCCTCGGTGTTTGGTACAGTAGTTCATACTGCAAATTTTGGAGCAAGTCTTTCTTGGCAACATTTTGTTGACTTAGGGGCATACAGAAAAGAAAGAGGGGGTTTTCACGACTTTAAAATAAGAATAGCTCGGTTAACTAGACACATTGATGATGCAGTACAAAGCACAGGTGCTGACTATACAGGCGATTCTGCTGGAAGATACGACCAGAGTAATAGCACTAGTAAAGTTGATAGTATTATTGCAACTGTTAAAGATAGTCTATACTACCCTTATACTTCTTTAGCGGGAATCAGTTTTAGTTCTAAGCAATTTGATAAAATGCCTAAGCTTAGTTATGATATGCGAGGTAAACTTGTAAAAGTACCCTCTTCTTATACTCCTAGAGAGTACACAGAAAATAATACTGCATTATATGATGATTGGTGGGAAGGAGACTTTAAGGATGAGCTTCAGTTTACTGATAATCCTGCTTGGGTATTCTATGATATATTAACAAATACTCGATACGGCTTGGGAGAGCATATAGATTCACTTTTAGATATAGACAAATATTCCTTGTATCGTGTTGCACGTTACTGCGATGAATTAGTTGACGATGGTAGTGGAGGCCTTGAACCTCGTTTTAGAGCAAACCTATTTTTAACAAAAGCGGAAGAAGCATATAAAGTTATTAAAGACATGGCTACTATTTTTAGAGGGATACTCTTTTGGATGGACGGCCAGCTAACTCCAATTTTAGACGCTCCTTCTGACCCAGTTTATTCTTTTACAAAAAGTAATGTAATAGATGGGGGATTTGTTTATCAAACCAGTGGCAATAGAACTAAAGCAAATCAAGTAATTGTAACTTGGAATGATCCTGAGTTAAATTTTGAACCTGTTCCATTAATTGTAGAAGATAGAAACTCTATTGTTAAAGATGGCAAAGTTAATAAAATAGTTGCTACAGCCTTTGGATGTACTTCTGAAGGTCAAGCTATTCGTTATGGACGATGGAAGCTATGGACAGCTCAAAATCAAACTGAAGTAGTAAGCTTCCAAAGTTCACTAGCTGCTGCGTATATAAGACCTGGAGATATTATCAATGTTCAGGACTCGGATAGATTTGGTAAAATTTTAAGCGGTCGTACTAGTTCGTCTACAAACAATACTATTACACTAGATAGAGAGGTAACTCTTGTAGCGGGCGCTTCGTACACTTTAAGTACTTTAGTAACAGATCCTGCTGCTTATAATATTGGAAATTCAGTGACAATTGCCAGCGTGGGTACGGTAGACAAAGGCAAAAAAGTTACGCAAGCGTGGGTGGATACAGATGAAAATGATGGAACTTCAGGTAGAACCCTTCGTAATATAGATACATCTGCAAGAGCTTCTAACGCTTGGACGGCTCAGACAGGGGGCAGTTTAATATCCATATCCTGGAAGCCTTTTAGCCATGTTCAAGAACATACGATAACTACTTCTTCGGGCTCTACTAAAACACTCACTGTTGCTGGAACTTTTGGTACTAATCCTGCTTTTGAAAGCATCTGGGCTTTAAGAGAGACTTTAAGTAACCTTGAAACCTATGATTCTACTCGCCAGTATAGAGTTGTATCAATATCTCAAGAAGAAGATAATATTTATAATATTGCGGCAGTAGAATACTACCCTGAAAAATATATTGCAGTAGAAGTAGACTACGAACTAGGTCAAGTTCCTGATAATATTTTTGCAGGAGAAGGCCTTGAAGTGCCTCCGTGCCAATACTTAATTAGTAGAGAAGTTGATAACACCAATGCAAAAAGTCGAAAACTAAGTTTATTTTGGCAACCCCCAGAAGACTTTGACTTTATTAACTATTATGAGCTAATCCATAATATTCCAAATATACAGAGTCCTATTCAAATTCGAAGAGGAGAAACTTCATTTGAGTTTTCCAATGTACCTCAAGGTATCTACGGATTCTCTATTCGAATTGTAACAAATAGAGGGAATAAATCTCAGTATGCAAAGACTTTTCATCAAACAGGATTAAACAACTCTACTGATGCTTCAAAAATTGGAGAACTATACGCAGGGGGATCTGCTACAAGTCTTTCAGAAATAGTAAATAAATTAAGTGCGGAACAGGTATTTAGGTTTAATGACGAAAGATATACTTTATCGCCCCCACAGAGATTAGGGCTAACTAAATCTAATAATAACACTAATACTTTATCTATTCAGCAATCTCTTTCAAAAATGGTGGGAACCAATTATGTGTCTACGTCCACTACAAGTCATACAATTAGTAGTGGAAGTAAAACTTTTACTACAACAAGTGTTTCTTTATATGTAGAAGGCTTGAAAATAAAAGCAATTAGCGACTCAAATAGTAATAATTATTTAGTAGGTGTAATTACAAATGTAGGAACTAATACTATAACTATTAATGTTACTCTTGCTAATGGCTCTGGTTCTGCTTCGGACTGGACTTTGAACAGAGATGGGTACTCTGCTTCTTCTTGGGGCTGGGAAACTTCAGGCGTAAATCCTTTAGCATATATATTTGTAGATGTTGATCAAATAGGGGATGGATCTGCAGATGGATTAAAACTAGTTTCTCGTAGACTCGATACGTCCGGTGTGTATATGTTTGAAGACACCGATTATAGTAGTCCTTGGCTTAACATCTCTGGAACTTGCACAATTAATGGAACTACTTCTAAAGTTACTGGAACTAACACAAGTTTTACTACTCAGTTAGAGGTAGGCTCTTTTATTAGATTTACGAATACTGCTGCTGGTAGAGTAACTTTTATTAGAAATGATACAGAGCTATATATTGATTCTATTTTTGATGAAACAATTACAAACGAGATTGCTCAGAAAAATAGACTTAATGTAAATAGGGCAGAGGACTTTTTATTAGGTTCTATAAATTATGACTCCGCTACAGATGAGTTTACTTTTGATCAGTTTTATACTATTTCAGATCTTACAGCACAAAAACAATTAGTTCTTGACTCAGAGACTGCATACTTACTATACAATGACTTAAACGAAGCAGATCAACAGCCTCCTGAAGTTAATATTAAAGCCTTAGCAATTGGATACATAAAGCCTGAGTTTAAAATGACTTGGACTAGCACTGATTTAGCTGGAGGCGACAGTAAAGATACAGATTTTCAATCGGCTAACTACCCTTCTGGGGCTGCTCCTTCCGAAGGGTTTAAGCAAGAATACTCTAAAAAGGTATTTGAAGAAGCTAGTGCAGACCCTACTGATAATATACAGTATGGAAATGGTGCTGCAATTGTAGTAACTTGTACGGTAAGAGAGGCAGAAGATCCTGATAATGTTAAAAAACAAAGAACAGCTACTTGGACTATAGCTAAGCTCAAGAGGCAGGCGTCTGGTAATCTTGCACGTGTAGTAAAGCTTACTGCCGAGGATTACTCTGTTGTATACGATGCGGAAGGAGCAAACCCTTCTTTCCAAGGCTCCGCAGACTCTGATATTGATTTAACTGCAAGCACTGGAGGATTCAGTGACCCATTATTTAGATTTACAGTCGACGGTACAGTATACGAAACTGTTTCTGGACAGCCTTGGTCGGAAACAAGTACTGTTCCTTTTGTACCCCCTTCCTCTGTTGATAGTTTTGGAACAAACGGCGGCGGTACAAAAACTATGCTTGTTGAGGTTGCAGAAAAACCTTCTGGGTGGAGTCAAGCAAACCAGACCCCTACATTAGCCAGCTCAGATATTGGGGCAACAGACTCTATATCTATACTAGGTGTTAAGACTGGTGGATCTGGTGTATTTATTTCATTCTCAAACGAAACCCATGCTGTCGCTTGTGATAAAGATGGCGAGCCTCTTGTTGGCTATAATAACGCTATCTCAGGCTCTGGAACTACTATTGAAGTTCTTGTAAATGGTGTTGCGTATCAATTTACAACAGGTACTGTTACTGATGGTAAGTTTGGAGTGTCGGTCACAAATAATGCTGATATTGTAGAAGGCAGCCTCACAGGAAATGGTACGGATGTAGCAACTGTAGGAGCACACGCATTTGGAACTAATTCTGAAGACCAAGAACTTATTTCATACACTATAACTGTCGGAGGTATAGCAGACGATGGTACGAACGTTGACTTTACAAAGTTTCAAACATTCGCAAAGTCAAAGGGCGGAGTTGCAGGAGCAAGCAGCGCTCTTGTTTACTTGTATAAAGCCAGCGCAGCCGATCCTAGCAGTACTACTTCAAGTTTAGATAACGCTGTAGTAGACCTCACTACGGGTAAAATTGATACTAGCCAAGGAGATACAAAATTCGAGGAAGGCGACGAGTTGTGGTACACGTCTCCTAGCGGTCCTACTATTGCGTACAACAAAGTATTGTGGGTTGTTGCTGCTACTGCAAATGGATCGGGCCTTACGGATGAAATTTCCGCAAGTGAGTGGAGTAGCGCTGCAGAGTTTTCCGGGGAAAGTCCTTTAAACACTGCGCTTGTAGAGCTATTTCTTACTAATAATGTAGGAAGCACTCCCAGCTTACCTGATACAGATGTAACTTATACTTTTGCAGACGCAACAGTCACAGGGACTCCAGGAAATAATTGGTCGTCTACTGCTACAAGTCTTAGCGAGAGCGCTAAATATTTGTGGAAAACTACTGCTGCTGCAATTAGTCAAGCGGCTACTTATAGTATTGATGCAGCTCCTACAGACTGGTCAACTCCAGTATTGATTGGGTTCTTTGGAGAAGGCTCTGCAGGTGAAAATGCTATATCTGTAAAACTTACTTCAAATGATTACTCAATTGTATACGATGAAGAAGGTACTCCTACTCCTACTGGAACACTAACTCTTACTGCAACTGCACAGAATCTTACAACTCCTTGGTTTAAGTTTACAGGCGATGGCTTTACCGATGATACTGCATTTGCAGCAACAAGTACTAAAAGCTATACAATTCCTGCTGCTGCTTTTACTACAAATACTATTCGAGTAGGAGTATCAGACGGCGCTCTTGTAGGAACTCAGCAAACTGAGCTTGCATTTGATACAATAAGTATTATAGGTCTTTCTGACGGTTCCAGCGGTATTAGTATAATAAATAGTAACTCTGCACATACTATTCCGGTAGACACTGGCGATACAGATGGAAGCACTGGTATATATACGGGTTCTGGGACAATTATTGAAGTCTATAGAGGAAGTACGCAGCTTACTCCCGTATCATCATCTCCAGGAACCGGAGAATTTAGACTAAGCCAAGTTAATCCTACAAATATTACGGCAGACTCTAGCCCTACACTGGATACTACTAACAAACAAATTACTGTTGGAGTGGCTTCGGCAATGACTGCTGCAACTGCTATTATTGAGTATGTGCTTGAAGTTGAAGACACAAACGTTGTTACAACAGTACAAAGTTTTTCAAAGTCATTTGAAGGGGTAGAAGGCCCAACAGGTCCAACAGGTGCAGGAGGTATAAATGCGGCTGCAGTTAAACTTACGTCCCCCGATTATTCTATTGTATATACAGACGGAACTCCCGACCCTACAGGCACTTTAACTCTTACTGCAACTGCTCAAAATGTTGATAGTCCTTCGTTTAAATTTACGGGCGATGGCTTTACTGATGATTCAACTTTTAGCTCTACCTCTACAAAAGTATATACAATCCCAAGTACTCCTTTTAC